GGATTCGTGGTCGCGTTGGGCTAGAGGTTTGGATGCCTATTCTGCATTGTGGTATCCGTCCGCTTCGCCAGAGTCTAGGTTGTCTGTTGATAATAACGTCTGGGAAGCTGGTGCGGTTAGCACGATGAGCACACCGGTTATTGTGATGGATGCTGAGCGTGTTGAAGCTGCTGTTCAAGTGGTTAGGCGTCAGGATATGCAGTTAGCCCAGTGCCTGAAGTATCGATGGGTCTATGAGTTCTCAGGGAGGCGTATAGCGAAGGAGTTAGGCACAAACCGTACCGATGTATGGCCTTTGGTAGAGCGTGCTGAGATGGCTGTACAGGGCGTCCTATGGAGCACTGAACTTTGAAGAGAAAAGGGGCCGTAGCCCCTTTTGGTTTCGCCTCACTTTTCTCGTTTAGAAGCGAGATCTTGAGCGTAGTCTCTGATCTTAGGCACGTCGTCTGGATGCGCCCATACCCTAGTTTGTTTTAGCCCTTTAGACTTGAGCCGGTCAATGTACGCAGATTGGCGAAGTGCCATTGCTGGGTCGTAAGTGTTGTTTTTAATGGTCATTATTCCTCAGCCCTTTTGGGGTTCTCGATAAGTGCTCCGATCATACGTGCGCTGCAATGGTCAGTATATACATGACCTCCATTGGATAGCATAACCTTACACAGTTTCTCAGAGAGCCATACATAGAAAGTATCACTCCTGCCGTTCCCGTCTTCTTCGTAGATTAGAGCAGTAACTGCGTTTATGACGACACCTATGTCTCCAACTAAGGTGTAGTATTTCCCTTTGTTGTATTGCTCGTAGAGTCCTACAGTCACCAGTCGGGGTCTGTCACCCTCCGCCATGTAACTATATTCGTCCGCCTTGGCTATGGTTTTAAGCCGACTTTGGTGTCTAGCTCTAACCGCTACAAGCCTAGCGTCTTCCTTCTCCCGCGTTTTGGCATCTTCCGCAGCCTTAGACTTAGCTATTTCGTCTGATCTTTCCTCACACCTAATAACCTCCTCAGCGTTTGTCTTTGCTTCGTCAGCGTTAGCTTCTGCCTCCCTAGCATTTGCCTCCGCTTCTCTAGCGTTTGCATCTGCTTCCTTAGCGCTAGCTCTTGCTATAGAAGCCTGTGCTTTTACCACCTCAGCCTCAGCCTTTGTTATCTCAGCCCTTAATTCTAACCTTTCTTTAGTCTCGGCCTCGACCATCGCGTCTAGTATGGCGTCCGCCACAGCCTTTAGTTTTTCAGCCTCGGCCTTTTCTCTGACCTCACACTCAGCCTTTACTTTATTATCGTAAGCAACTGGGTCTGCTTCTCTTTCCGCAAGCTTTTGCTTGTAACTCTGGTTAGGTTCAGTATTCATAATCATCTACTCCCTTAGCTGTTCAGCCAGTCATCATAGGTTTTTAGGGGCTGACCTGTAAAGGTATCGTTTCCTTCACTGTCGCCAGCGCAAGCCAGATAAATCTGGTACTCGCTATCATTGGTTCCCCTTGCTTGGGTCTGCCAGTCGTTGCTATATGTTAATTCCATGTCGTTCTCCTTCGGTGGGTTATCGCGCTGCAATGCGCTCTTTAAACTCGATCTCTGCGTTTTCTTTGGTGTCGGCATAGTGCCCCCAGAAAAAGCCGTCTTCATTGTAGCGCCACGTTACAAACGGGTGAACGCCGTGCTTTCTGTCGCATAGTGCGACGTTATTATAAAACGCTAAAAGTTCCACGCCTTTACTCTTGGCCAGCTCTTGTATGTTCATACGTCCTCCCCAACAGCTTCGTCAATGATAGCCATCGAATGGCAAATCTCGTCCCACTGCTGGTCATTGCCGCCGCCATCGTCCGGTGATATGCAATCCTCTCGCGCCATCTGTAGCGCTTCCCATACGGCTGTAAATGCTTCGTTTAACTGCTCATCGCTTACTTTGTTCATGTTGTTATCCTTGGGGCTTTCGCCCCTATTGGTGGGTTAGATATAGTTAATAAGAGCTTTAATAAGCACCGCAGCGAACCAGATGATAAACACCCAGACGCCAAGGTGGCCGGTCTTGATCGCGTTAAATAGTCGCATTGTTTAGCTCTTCCCTAAGCGCGTTAATCTCGTTAGCCATAGTGTTATACAACACCATCAGGCCGGTTATCATCGCGCATTTATCAGCGTCTCCCATACTGTGGGCGATGCTCATGCCGTAGCTGGTGGCATCATCTATGCTTTCGCGTGTTGCAAATACTGGAATCGTTTTAATTAGATCCATGGGTAATACTCCTTTGGTGGGTTAAATGTTCCAGAAATAATGACCGTCACACTCGGTAATGTCATACATTAGATCGCGTGTGAACGCTTCATAATCAATATAGTTCTGCATGAACTCCGGCACGTCGTGACCATGTACGTCATCGAAGAAGTTCTCTGCGAACTCACGATCTGTCGACCACTGGCCAGCGTAACAGTCATCAACGCTGCCAACGTCTATGCCTGCATCTACCGCAGCTTGAAATACTTCTGCATCTAGGTGGCTGTTTTCGACGGCTTCTTTGTACTCCCAAAAGTCATGGCTTAAATCGTACTCGCCAACTAGACTGCGCGGAATATCTTCGATGTCTGCAACGTTCCACTCTTCGCGCAACTCGCCATCGCCACGACGCTTGGTGATGCCTTCTAGCCAGTCGCCCACGGCTGCTAGATACTCGTCCTGGTCCATGCTGGATAGGTCGAAGGTGCGGAATATAATCCGGCCGGCGTTGTAGTCGGAAAGGCTGTTTAATGTAATATTCATAATGTGTCATCCTTGGGGCTTGCGCCCCTATTGGTGGGTTAGATGTTTTGTGCTGCTTTAACCGCTTCAAATACTTCGCGGTCTTGATGGTCTGCGTCGCGCTTACTCCAATGCTCGTTCGAGTCGTAGCACTGCATAATTGCGTCTTCGGTAAATAGCAAAGAATCTAAATCAATCATGTAATCTAGGCCGCGGCTATCATCTTTGAAATAAACAGAAAGGCGTTCGCTCTCAAAAACAGAACAAACATAAGTATTTATAATTGCCGCCTCAATCACTTGAGGACAATCATAAAAACGGCCAGTGCTAAATGTTTTAAATGTGTTCATGGTCAATACTCCTTTGGTGGTTATGGTCCAGCCTTGCCGCTGGTCTTGCCTGCCTTTTTCCTTAGAAATATGTATTATACCGTAGAGCCACTACGCTAACAAGCGCTTTAATGCCAGATAACTCAATAACTGCCATAGTGGCAGGGCTATTGACCGTTAGACGTGGTCTAATCCGATCAAATACCAATTTAACCACTTAACCCGCTCCGGCGGGTTTTGTCGTTTTAGGAGGGCCGCTTTTAAAGCCGCCACTATCGCATGGGACAATTAAACAATCAGCGCCAAGAGAAGCTAGCACAGGTTTTCGTGGAGACTGGGAACAAAACCGAAGCTTATCGCCAAGCTGGATACAGCACAAACTGCACGGACAGAACCATAACGGGTAACGTTATGAGGCTATTCAGAACCCCACAGGTTTTAAACAGGGTGGCAGAATTACAAGCGGAGGCCGCAGAACGCCACGCTGTAACCATTGAGAGCTTAACCGCAGACCTCAGAGAAGATAGGGCGCTGGCTTACTCTGTAAAGAACCCAAGCGCAGCGGTATCAGCAGTGATGGGCATGGCTAGACTTCACGGGCTAGATAAACAAGTATTAACAGCGGACCCTATTAACCCACCAAGCTTGATAAATATTGCAATCATAGACAGCACAACGGCAAAGCGTCTCAATGGTTAAAGCTAACAAAATCAATAGTTTAGACTTAACTCTAGCCAAACCATTTGAGCCTTTGCTCAACCCTTGTCGCTATAAAATAATCTATGGCGGTAGAGGATCGGGCAAAAGTTACTCGATTGCCATGCTATTGGTATTAGCTGCATATAAAGAGCCACTGCGCATCCTTTGCGCTCGTGAGATACAGAAGAGTATCACCGACTCAGTGCACCAGCTCTTGGTTGATACCATCGACCGACTGGGCTTGTTGTCACACTTTGAAGTGCAGAAGACACAGATACTAGGCAAGAACGGTTCAAGGTTCTTGTTTGAGGGCTTACGGTCCAACATATCTAAAGTTAAATCGATGGAAGGCATCGACAGGGTTTGGATTGAGGAGGCCGAGAGCGTGACCAACTCCAGTTGGGACACGTTGATACCGACCATAAGAAAGGATAACTCTGAAATATGGGTTTCCTTTAACCCATTAGATGAGATGGACGCCACCTATCAGCGGTTTGTTGTTGAGCCACCGCCTGGTGCATTCGTGGTTAAGGTCAACTATGACCAAAACCCATGGTTTCCTGAAACGCTAGAGGCTGAACGCTTACACCTCAAAGCAAAGAACCAGGCGCTATATGCTCACATCTGGGAAGGTGACTGCTACGCCAACAAGGATGGGGCATATTATGCTGACCACATCATTGATAAGCAGATAAGCACCATACCAGTCGACAGAGCATTACCAGTCAATACGGCATGGGATCTTGGGGTAGCAGATGCCACGGCTATATGGCTGTTTCAGGTACATGGCAAAGAGATACGGTTCGTAAGCTATTACGAGTCTAGCGGTGAGGGTATACAGCACTACCTCGATGAGCTAGCAGCTTACAAACATGAACATGGTATTCAATGGGGACACCACATTGCACCCCATG